CAAGGCTGCAAAAAAATCATCGGTTGATATTTCAGGCTCATTTAAAAATATGGCGGCTTCCGTCATAGGGTTCATTGGCGTCAGCAAATTACTGTCAGAGGGTGGCGCGTTTCAGGACGCAATTGCTGATCTGGCAGCAATAACAGGCCTAGAAGGCGCAAAGCTAAAAATACTCTCAGATGAATCCCTAAGACTTGCCAAGGTCAGCAAAATAGCACAAAGCGAAGTTGCCGGTGCATTTAAAATTGTGGCTTCTGCTAAGTCTGAATTGTTGAGCGACCCGAGGGCGTTAAGCCGGGTAACAGAGCAAATTTTGTTACTTAAAAATGCTACAGGCATTGAGTTAGCGGACGCTGCAAAAGTTGTCACGGAATCACTAAACCAATTCAATGCATCGGCAGATCAGGCGGCTAGATTTGTTAATGTGCTTGCTGCCGGTTCAAAAGTCGGCGCGTCAGAAGTGGCAGAGACAGGTATCGCCATAGTTAAAGCTGGCGTGGCTGCAAAACTTGCAGGCTTGAGCTTCGAGCAAACAAACGCAGCAATTCAGGTCTTGGCAAAAAACGGCCTAAAGGCAGAGGTTGCTGGCACCGGGTTGCAATCTGTTCTTTTAAGGTTAGAGCAACAAACAACCAAAGCCTTCACGCCTTCGATTGTTGGCATGAATGTAGCTCTTGAAAATCTAGCAAAAGCCAACCTAACGACCAGGCAACAAGCAAAGCTGTTTGGTGTCGAGCATATAAAGGTTGGTAATGTACTGGTTTCAAATGCAGGACTTGTTAAGAAGTGGACGGTAGCAATAACGGGCTCACAGGAAGCTCAAAGGCAAGCAGAGAAAAGGCTTGCAACTTTCAATGCCAAGATGCGCGGAATATCGATAACCATTAACAGCGCACTGATAAAGACATTCCTTAGATTGGAGCCGACGCTTTCAAAGATGGCAGTTGATTTCGCCAGCTTTATTGGAAGCATTGATGATGAAAACATAAAGGCGTTCGCAGAATCCGCAACCATACTTCTCAACGTACTGAAAGGGATTGGATTTTTTGCCAAAGAGGCGCTTGGGATTTTAAAAGGATTCGGCCAAATAATAGGACAGACTTTAGGCGCATTTGCTACATTTGATTTCAGTCAGTTTGATTTAAGCAGCGCGTTCAGGGTAGGCGGCGGAGAGTCGCCGTCCGAGGGCGTCACAAATCTCTCAAAGCAAAGAGTTGATGTTAATGTTGGCGTTGACGTGGGGCTTGCTGGCGGGCTAGAGCAGAAGTCCGCCGCTAAGGTGGCAAAATCAGGCGCTAGACGCTCAGACGTTGGCGTATCAATGGCGGGCGCACAATGACAGACTTAATTCAGCTAAAAGAGTCCAGCTACAAGGGCGTTGCATATCTCGCTAAAACAATGCCAACATCAGGAGGTAGGCGGGTTAATGTCATCAGGTTTCCTGGTTCCGATAAGCAAAAAATAGAAGATCAGGGGCTTATTCCGCGCCAATTCTCAATCACTGGCGTAATACCTCACGATAATTACCTTGGAGTTAGGGATTCCCTTATTCGGGTATTTGAGGACGGTAAAAAAGGCCCAATGGTTCATCCTACATTCGGCGAAATACTGAATGTACGCAACGGCAAATATCAGCTAACGGAGACAACGACAAAGCTCGGTCGTGCTGAGTTTACTGTAGAATTCTTTATTGATGATGCCAAAGGCGTCCCGGTTTCATCTGCGAACACTGCGAGCAAAGTGCAGGCGGCTAGCGACAAATTAAACGCATCATTGTCGGGTGATTTGTCAGGCGGATTTAATGTAACAAATAGTTTTACTGGCAATTTCTCAAGCGCAACCAATGACAGCCTAAAAATATCGGAGCAGCTTGTTGAATCTTCAAAAAAATCAGTTGCCGTGGACGGTGGATTAAGCGCATTCTCTGCCGAAATAACAGCATACAATAACAACGTAACATCTCTAATACAGACGCCATTAGCAATGGCAAGCAGTGTTGCCTCGCTGTTCAACTCATTCAATAATCTATATGAATCAGCAGGCAGTACGTTTTTTGCCATTGCGTCCATGTTTGGGTTTGGGTCTGATGATCAGGAATTTGAGCAGAATACGGCGGGGCGAATAGAGAGGCAGAAAAATCAGGATTTAATACGCGCAAACATCAAGGCGCAATCATTAAGCTATGCATATTTATCCGCCGTCCAGATAGATTTTGATAATGAAAACTCACTATCTGATATAAATGATCAATTAGAGGCGCAATATTCAGACGTGCGATCGAATGAGCAGCTTTCCAACGAGTCGTTTCTTAATCTCGATGATTTGCGAATACAGGCAAATAGTGCGCTATCTCAAATACTGCTAAACACTCGAAAAGTAATAACGATAAACACGCGACAAATACCGCTTCCAGTACTGGTGTACCAATATTACGGCTCTCTTGAGTTAGTCGAAACGATTGCAGAAATGAATGACATCAATCAGCGTTCATTTGTTTCTGGCGACATCAGGATACTGACCCAATGATTGAGCTTGAGGTAAACGGCACGCAATACACTGATTTCATGAGCGCATCAGTAACGCTTGCTGTTGACACAATGGCCAATGATTTCACGTTTACAGCCCCTTCTGTTGATGGGTTTCCTCCCTTTAAGGACGGAGACAGAGTGAAATGCATTATTGACGGTGAGCAGGTGCTTGATGGATACATTGATGGCGTAGACGGTATTGAGGCTGAAGGTTCGCATGCTGTAACGTACTCAGGTCGAGACAGGACGCAGGATTTTATTGACTCAGACATTGACGTAATAGATGACATTCGAGCAGCAGGAAACCTCACGTTAAAGGGCTTGATAGAGATTGTTATCAAGCACTTAGGTCAAGACCTGGCGGTGATCGACGAGCTAAACCCTGAGCCGTTTAACGCAGCAGAGGATATAGCGTCACCAAAAGTGGGGCAAAACGCTCTTGATTTCGTGTCATTTTACGCCATGAAAAGGCAGGCGCTATTGTCATCTGACAAAAACGGAAACATCCTTATAACACAGTCATCACCGACAGAATCAGGTGAGGCGCTGAAAAGTGACGGCAGCGGAAATGACAACATTATAACGCAGTCGTGGTCTAAAAAATCCAATCAATTGTTTGATACGTATATCAACAAGGGCCAGTTAAACCCTATCGCCTCAAACCTCACGCCGTCGCCTGACATTGCCGACGTTGAGGGGCAGGGCGCTAGGGTTTTCCAATCAGGTGTCAGAGCAGGGAGGCAGCGAGTAACTGTCGAAAAAAAGGGATATAGCAACGCCCAACTAGAGGACAGATCAAAATGGTCTAGGCAGCTAGCAAAAGCAAGGGCCACAAAATTCAACTGCACTGTTTTTGGACATTCAAAAGAGAGCGGAGGGGTGTGGCGAGAGAATGAGCTAACATTGATAATTTCACTTGCTGCCGACATCACCAGCTACATGCTGGCAAACACTGTCACATTTAGTGAGTCAGGCGGAGTCCCAACAACCACGTCATTCGAATTCGTTGATAAAGATGTTTATACCATCGATTCAAAAATACAAAGTCAGCGGACAGTAGGGGGGCAATCGGATGCCTTTTCTATCTAATTTGTGGGGCAGGATTACTGGCAGCGATGCTGAGAAACACTTTCCTCAGCAGCAAGGCAGCTCACTTGGCAGAGTTGGCGATATGTTCCCGGCCCAACCATACGGGCTATATGCTAATTTACCAGACGGCCAGTTGTTCAAAGTGCTGGATGATGACGGGCTTGTCGTGCTTGGAATAACGGTAGAGAGAAAGGGTGGTGTTGATCAGGGTGAGGTAACTTTGTGGCACCCTGGCACAGGGACAAATATACACTTTAAAAATAACGGTGACTTGGAAATTGACGCGCTATCCGGCGATGGTGACGTTAATATAAATGCTGTAAACGCAAATATAACAGCCTCTGAAGATGTTAATGTGGCGTGCAAAAACGCGACAGTTACATGCACTGCATCGCTAGCCTTGGTCGCACCAATAACAACGGTAAACTCAACAACATCAATAACGTTCACCTCTCCATTGACGACGTTTGCCGGCAATGCCGTGTTCAATGGCACGATGACGAACAACGGTAAGAATGTTGGCGATACTCACGGACACGTGCAATTAAATGACAGCGGTGGAAGCGTGGAAGCGCCGATTGTCGGGGTAACTTAATGGCTACTGATGTAATATTAAACAATTCAAAAGGCTACTACGACTTTGAATGGTCGGAATCTGGCGATTTATCGACACTTGAAACGCTTGATACGGCTATACAAATGTCAATTTTCAACGAAGTCAGGGCTAGTGAATCAGAAATAACCGAATCGCATCGGCGAAGGGGGTGGATAGGAAATGGTTCGTCTGTCGATGGTTTCGAGCAGGGATCAAAGCAGTGGCTATTCGAGCAGGAACGCCTAACTGGCTCAGTTCTTGCTGAGCTGTCGGTGGTTGTCAGAAATGGCCTGCAATGGCTAATAGATGACGATATAGCGGTTAGCATCGAGACAGGCAATGCGCGTATAATTAACGGCAGTGCTACAATTGAGATAATACTAGGCAGAACTGGTTCGGAGGTCGAAAAGAAGGTTTTCGAGCTTTGGGATAATACATTTAAACAGGGCGGCATTTAATGAGCGTTGGCACACCAGAAAACGAACAGACGGTAATCGACAATATTAGCGTTGATGTTGCCAGGGCCGCGCCCGATTCTAATCCATATTTGCGCGTTCATTGGCTTAATTCGCTAATAAATGGATACGGGAGAAGGGTATTTGATTTTTATGGCGACCTGAAAGCATCAGAAAAGCGGCTAATGCCGGACACTGCCGATTCAGAAACGGCAGATAGGTGGGGGGCAATATTCGGGAAAGCTAAAATACCAGCATCTCAGGCAAGCGGCAACGTGGTTGCTCAAGGTGTCGCAGGTGGCACAGTCCCATTAGGCGCAACAATAGCATCAGGATCAGACGAATACACGACAACCGCGAGCGGCACTGTTTCAGCGCAATCCATTCAAGTTCAAAGTATCACCAGAAGCGGCTCAATTGCTACGCTAACCACAGTCAACGATCACGGCCTAGCGTCCGCTGTTCCCGTCACTGTATCTGGAGCGGTTGAAACTGAATATAACGTGTCAGCAGCAGCAATTACTGTTACTGGGCTCAATACATTCACCTATGCTGTGACAGGAGCGCCTGCAACCCCGGCAACAGGAACGATATTGGCCGCATTTACATCGACATCCATCCCGATTGTTAGCAGCGGTTTTGGCGATTCGACAAACCTATCGCTAGATGCTCCTCTGTCCCTACAGAGCCCAATTGTCAATGTCAACGATACGCTAAGCGTGGATTTTGGCGCTATTGGTGGCGGAACGGATGAGGAAACAAACGAGGCGTTTAAACTCCGCTATTTGGATCGAATTCAAAACCCCGTAGCTCATTTCAATGTCGCTGATATTACCGACAAAGCGAAGGAGGTCGCGGGGGTTACCCGCGTATTTGTCGATCAAGCTGG